GGTCTCGTGGTCTGATGTGGTCTGCGGTGAATGGGTCGTCGTCTCGTCTGCCTTCGCCGCAGATGTGGCAGTGTGTGGCGAGTGCTCTGATGCGTTCTGCTTGTCGGCGATACTCGGTGTCGTAGAGCCGGTCGTGATGTCGCTGACAGTTCGGGCAGCGTGTCGTGGTGGTGGTGAGTGTGCCGCAGTTCAGGCAGGGTCGGCGTATCGGCATCGTTAGTTTGCTTCGATAATCCAGCCTGCGAACTCACCCCAGCGGAAGAACTCTTGTGCTTGTGCCGGCAAGGTGTCGAGTCGCATGGGTCGTTGTATTCCGCCTAGTGATAGTTCTTTGTCGAGTATGTCTTGTGCGCTCGTACCTGATGACACTTTGCCGGCGATCGTCATGCGGCGCATGATCGTTCCTACATAGTCGCTGTGATCTGCGATCTTATCGACGATAATGACTGCGCCGCCGGTGCGAGTCTTATTGAGTAGTCGGCTTATGAAGTTTGCTCGCTTGTGTACGGGTATGAACATTATGACCAAGAACAGTACGGCGACATCGAAAGGTTCGTAGTCGTATTCGGTTGCGTCGGCGATCGTAAGTGTTCCTACGCCGTTGAACCGTTGTCGCATTTCTTCTGCGTTGTCGATGCTTATTGTGTTGATGTTTCGTTTGTTTATTGTTTCGGCGAGCAGTTGAGTGATGTTGCCGGTTGATGCGCCGATGTCGTAAAGCGTTCCTTGTTCGGGTAGATAGTGGCGAGCGATGTGTGCGACCGCACCTGACACAAGTTCGTAGAAGGGTAGTTGTTCTCGCACATGACGATCGAATGCGGCGACTACTTCTTGATCTCGGAAGGTCCAGTCTCTCGGTATCTCGAAGTGTTGGTTCATAGTTTGTTGAGTATCTCGTCACGCACTGTATCTGCTACTGCTTTCATCATGAGTGGTGGTACTGCCCTACCGAGTCTTTCTGCTCTTTGCATAAATGTTCCGTGCAGAATAAAGTCGTCAGGGAAGGCGCAGAGCCTGCGTAGTTCTTGTAATGTAAAGACACGGAACTCAAATGGGTGTTTCGGGTTTGCGCTGCCGATGTTGCCGATCGATGCGACGATCGTTGGTGCCGGCTTGTTCGGATTAGGTTTGAACAGTTGTAGATACTTCTTGTGACTTTCGCCGATTCTTAGTGAACGATAGGCAGTGCTTATCTTGTATGGTGCTAGCGAGATTTGTGTTCCTGTCTCAGGATCGGTTGAGCCTACGCCGTCTGGCACTTGTAGATTCTCGCCGAGAGCGTCATACATCGAATAGGTGTAGTCGAAAGGTTTAGGGAACACAGGGTTGATACCTAGATCGTTTCTTGTTCCGATGAAGATGATGCGTTGTCGTTTCTGTGGTACGCCGAGCAGTGATGCGTCGAGTAGTCGTGCTTCGACTCGATAACCGAGATCACGAAGTCTGGCAAGAATCATCTTGAAGTATCCCTTTGCTGAGCCTGTGATCAAGCCTTTGACATTCTCGGCGATAAACACTCTCGGTCTGATCTCATCGACGAGTCGAGCAAACTCGAAGAACAGGTCATCGCTGCGTTGCTCTGAATCTGAGTACCGATTTGTTTGAGCCCAATGTTTGTGTCGTTTGCCTGCGGTTGAGAATGGTGAGCACGGTGGCGAACCTTCTAACAGGTCGATCTCATAACGATTCGCTTGTGCGACTTCCAGCAAGTCAGCACCTTTGACTGTGCGTATGTCTCTGCTGTCGATCGGTACGCCTTGATGATTCGCTGCGTATGTTTCTCGTGCGGATTCGATGAACTCAGACGCAACACGAATGTCGAAGCCTGCCATTTCTAATCCAAGACAAGAGCCGCCGCAACCTGAGAAAGTAGAGATCGCTTTGAAGCCATTTGTTGCTTTCATCTTGTTTATCTCGTCGAGTGTTGGAACTCGATACAGGGGCTTAGACATACTTGTTGAATAATAAGTTGTACGCCTTCACCGGCGACTTTGCTGTTGGTGCGACATACTTGCGTACAGTTTGACCGACGATCTCTGCTATTCCTGAATCACCTAACTGTAAGTTCAGATGCGGTTTGAGTCGCAAATCATCTAGTTCTGGAAAGTCTCGCCGGATTAGTTCCTTCTGTCGTGGCGTGTTTACATCACGCCAAGAAAGATCACTAAACAACTGAAAGTAAGTCGTTGTCAGATACGGCAAATGAACGGCTACTCGTGTCTGCTTACTTAACTGCCTAAGTGATTCTGACTGCGCCACATTACTGCGCCGGAAGTATTCTTTGCGAAACTGTTGGAATGATTCTTTGGAATGTCGGTAATGAATCATCGCCTTCTTTGATAATGCGTAATGTCCGTCTGCCGCATGACCGCAAACAAGATTTGACATTTGAAACTCTTGACATTTGCTGAACATAAACATCATCGGGAATAAACATTCGATCGCTGCTTTGTTCTTTACTCTCAGTGTTCTGATGATGTCTTTCACTGTTCGCATGACGATCTCTGCGTCGGTTGGAAGTATTACTGGAACAAATGTCAGGTCGAACTTTCTTGCGAGTCTTTGCGCAGCGTCAAAGTCGTACACGCTTGCTTTGTTATCTAACTTAAACGACATGATGACGGGCTCATAACCTAAGTCGAGACACGACACGACTAATGCTGATGAATCGACCCCACCGGAAGTAGCGACCGCAACAGAACCTTCTATGTCTCGCAATAACGCAGTAAGAGTTTGTCGGACTGCGCCTTTATCCAGCGTCACTTCGACCTGACCATTCATAGCCACACTTCGGACAGCGATGTTCTGTTTCGATGTCAGTGTCATACTTCTTGAACTCTTCGGCGAGTGTTGTGTCTAGGTCGGTGTTTAGTTCGTCGAGAAACTCTGATGTGTAGCCGGTGCCAAGTAGGACTTGTTCGCTGCTGGATAGTTCTGCCAGCAGTTCGGCTAATGCTTGTTGGTCATACATCGCTAAGTCGTTTGCTCGGTTATCGGCGAGCAGTATGCGTATCGCTTGATCGTCATCGCAGTCGATGTAATGCGCAGAGATAGCAGACCAGCCAAGTGATTTGGCAGCCTTCCAAGTGTGATTCCCTGCGAGTATGTGACCTGTGCTCTTCTGCACAACGATCGCTCGATACTGTCCGTGTGCTTTCAGTGATTCGCTGATCGCACCGATGTCACCCTGTCGCACATTCTTTGGGTGCGGTCTCACATCGTCGATGAGCACAGTCTCAGTCGTTAGTTCACCCTTCATGATGCGATCAGCCTAGTCGTGCAGTTGTTTCAGTGGTCGATAGACGGCGATACTGTCACGCTGACCGATGTATGCGATGTCGCCGGCTGCGAGTCGAGCAGTAAGCCAGTCGCTCAGCGCATTCTCTGATCGAGCCAGACCATCGCTGCGAGTGCTATCGCCATGCCTGTCAGCATCAGGTAGTCGATCGCTGTCACGGATACAGTTCACCGTCTGCCCGATGTCGTGCGATCTCTTGCGCCATGCGCTGCACGCTCGCTTCTAGTTCGGTGACTCGTGACACGAGTGCATCTTCACGCACTTTCAGTGATGCGATCGTGGCGAGCAGTGCGTCACGCTCGTCTCGCAATGCTTCGATGCTGGTCTGTGCATCTGAGCAGCGTGCCTGCCACTCGATGATCTCAGCCAGTCTCTCGTTGCCGTACTCGCTCATGTCGTCGCCGTTCTAGTTCCTTCCGAAGCGCATCGACAGTCGTAATCAGTCGCTCTTCGTCGAGCCGACCCACCGAGATGCGTGACAGAAAGTGTATGGCATTCCTGATGTCGATGTCTCGCACTGCCCGTGCCCCTGTCTCGTGAGACGCAGAGCATAGTCAGCGTGCGACAGCGAGCACCATGTCAGCCACCTTGCGGTCTTCGATCTCGGTGATGCCGGTCATCGTGTCGAGCATCGTGCGCTCGATCAGTGACCTGCCGTTGCGTGTCGGCTTAATGTGCTGCCGCCATGTGTTCACCGTCTGCACCGCACCGAATGCTGTGCCCCTGAACGGTGCGCACCTGATGTCGGTCTGCCACATCTCACGCAGCCTGCCACGCAGGTTCTCGTTGCGTGTCTGCGACTGGCGGCTCTCACGGTCA